GAGAAGGTCACCAAGGCGCGCGACCCGCAAAGCTGCGGCAAGTGCTACACCGATTCAGAAGTGCGCGGGCTGGTGCTGTGGATCTCGACCGATGGGGTCGTCAGCTTCACCTTTCGTATGCGTATCCGCGGCAAGAAGGGCAAGCGCTTGTTCGAGCGCTTGGGGGTCTGGAGCAGCGCGTACACCCTGGCGCAAGCGCGCGAAGCGGCTCGCGTGATGCGCAGCCAGATCGCCCAGCACGGCACCCCGAAGAAGAAGGCCGACGCGCCCACCCTGGCCGATGCGATCCCGATGTACGAGAAGGCGCGCCGCAACAAGGACCGACAGGCGAGCCGTCGCGGTGCGCCGTTGCCGGAGGACTGGGAGTATCACTGCGGGCGATTTAAGACCGTGTTCGCCGATCTCTTGGGCTTCAAGGTCAACACCCTCACCCGCCGCGATTTCGTTAACGCGATGGGCAAGGATGGCAAGTACCCGCTGGAGTGGGTACGCAACGAGCGCGCCAAGTGGGAGGCGCGTTCCGCCGACAAGCGCGCCGAGCAACCCAAGGAGTGGGATGACCGCGTATTGCGCCCGATGATGGTGTGTATGCGCCCGATGCTCGAATGGTTCTGCAAGGCCGGACAACGCTGGCTTGATCGCGAAGAAGTCGCCGACCTGACGCCCGAGGATTACGACGATGACACCCGTTACTTGCTCCCCGGTGAAGTACAGGCGGCGCTGCGCGAGGCGGACAAACTGCCGCGCGATCTGGGGCTGTTCATTCGCTTCTTGCTCGCCACCTGTACGCGCTCCGAGCAGGCGTTGTGCATGGAGTGGCAGGAGTGCGATTGGGGCAATCCGTTCACCGTGCTCGATGAGGAAGGCAAGGAACACGAGGCGCTCATCTGGATCGTCCCGCGTGACAAGAAAGAAGGGCGCATGAAGGGGCGCGGCAAGGGCGGCAAGGCGAACAAGCTACCGAACCGCGTGCTACTCACCGGCGATGCGCTCACCGTGCTCAAGCGCTTGCGCGCCATCTGGGAGCGCGAGCAGGCGGACCCGAAGAACGCCGGCTATAACGGGGTGTTCTCCAAGTGGATGAAGGTGCAGTGGCGCACCGCGCGCAGCAAGTACGGCCGACGTATGGAGGATGAAGCAGGGATGCAGCCCTGGGACCGCATGACGCTGCGGCACACGCACGCCACGTACCTGCGCTACCTGAGCAACGATCAGTCCATCGTCACCCTGTCGATGACGCACACGCCGAGCACCCAAGGGGCAGCGCCGGTCACCGGCAAGTACACCGGCGTCATTGCCCGCCGCCAGTTGTCCCCGAACGATCCCCTGGCGCGTCTTGCTCCGTGGCACCTGCGCCTGCACAAGCTGTTCCGTGACATGGAGCGGGGCAACGTGCTGCACTCGCAGGACTTGAGCGCACTCATGGCGGATCTGGAGCGCTCGCAGGAGGCGAACGATGTGATGGCGGCGTACGGCATTGAGCGCAAGTGGCTCAAGGTGGAGGGTACCAAGTTGACCGTGGTCGCCTAGCCGTCAAGTACGCCCTTGGTCCGATTGAGGCCGCCGAAAGGCGGCCTTTTTCGTGCTGTCGCGGGAGTCCGACAAATCACGACAGGCGTCGGTAGCAATCCGTCATTGCCATCCGCGTCAACCGGTGGTTGACTGCGTGCCGCCTGATGTCAACATGAACCTGCGAGGCTCGTATGGTCGCCCAGAAGAAGGAGACGTTTAACAGCCGCGAGCTGTGTGATCGGTACGGTTGCACGCTGCGCACGATCCACGCGATGGAGCGCAAGAAGGCCTTCCCGGAGGGTGACAAGTACTCCAAGTCAATCGTGTGGTCCAAGCCCAAGGTGCTCGCCTGGGAGAAGCTGCACATGCCTCACCTGCACCCCGATACCGTCGTCGACGAAGATCCCGAGCAGGCCGCCGAGTGGGAGAAGCGCGCGCGCCAGCGGGCGCTCGATCGCGAGGAAGAGGAAGGGGAGGAGAGGCCGCCACCGCGTCCGAAGAAGGGTAAACGGGCTCGACGCAAAAAGTAGCCACCAACAAAAAGGGCGCTCCGTGGAGCGCCCCTTTTGTCCGCCTCTCATTCGTTGTTGAGAGGAATCCCGAGAAGCGCGGCCAGTTTCTTTTCAAACTTCTTATCCAGCTTCCACAAGCTGGAGAACTGTTCCATCGCATCTTCGGCGGGGAGCGTCATCTTGACTACGAGTACCTTCAAATCCTTGTGTTGGTGGTCGCGCAGTTCCAGCAAGTTGCGAGCAACCTCCTTGTCAGGAAGAAGCTCTTGCGGCTTGCACCCCAGAGCGTGCGCCAAACGATTGAGAGTCTTTGGCGTCGGCAAGCTCCTTAATGTCGTGTAAGTGCTAATCGCATCTTTAGACAGCTTCGCCGCCCGGGCTAATTCTGCCCCCGTGATCTTCTTCTCTCGCATCTTCGCAAGCAGGCGTTCCCTAAACGCCCGCTTGTCTCCCTCTTCCGTGGAAGGATCTTCTACTTTTGTGCTCACCTCTACAGCTCCTAGATATCTAAGTACCGATTTAGAATTTCAAACTAATAACTAATCAACAGTTAGCAGACTAGTGGTGTCTACAAGAGTAGTAATTTGACGCCACTTGTCGACATTACTCAACTATTAGTTGTCAGAAGTATGACGCCACTTGTCGACATTGGTGAAGTTTTCTTCATGTGTTGACAGTGGGGCAACGCAGCGGCGAATTTCCACTGTAATTCAATGAGATAAACGGGCTGTTATTGACCGCCGACAGGGGTCGGTCGCAGCGTGTAGGCATCTGTCAGGCACCAAAAAGGGCGCCCCAATGTCCTACATCGTCCAGTTTGATTACGAAGCCCTGCAAAAAGACTTGGGGTTCCTTCCCGGCGATCTACCTCCACTCCTTCAAGGACTGTTCGGAGAAAAGATTACCAAGGCAGGCGTCTATGCCTGGTTTGCGCGCGAGCGCATGACCGTCGAGCGGTTGGTCCAGCTTCTGGCCATCGTGCGAATTGAGACGGATCGTAAGCTCAATGTCTGGAAGTATATCCGCGTAACGCGCGCCCCAACTACTAAGAGGGCCGCCTAATGCGGATCGAAATCTGCAACGATTCTCATTGGCACGACTTACGTAGAAACCGCATTGGCGCGAGTGAAGTCGGGGCGCTCTTCGGCTGCGGCTATCAGACTAAGTTTGAACTGTGGCACGAAAAGAAGGGAGACCTAGAGCACGCAGACTATTCCGACAACGAGCGGGTGGTCTTAGGTCGGTGTTTAGAAGAGGGAATAGCGAAAGCGGCCAGCGAGCTGTACGGCTACAACCTCACCAAAGCTACCCACTACTACGATGACGATGACTGCCCGCGCCTGGGCGCGACGCCCGACTATTTTCTAGTCAGGGGCGGCGGGGAGTGGCCGGCGGAAGTCAAAAATGCCTCGTGGGGGGCGTTCAAAGACAACTGGATTATTCACGAGGATGGTTTCACTGAACCGCCGCTGCGGTTCCAGTTGCAGGTACAGACGCAGCTCGCTTGCACCCGCGCCAATGTCGGGCTGCTGATCGCGCTCATCAGCGGGGATCGCATCGTGCGCTGTGAGATACCACGGCACCACGAAGCCATTGTTGAGATACGCCGCCGCGTCACGGAATTCTGGCGAACCATCGAGGCGAATGAGGAGCCGCCGGCCGAAATGCCGGCCGACATGGATGCGGCAAAACGCGTCTGGCGCGCGGGCGATGGCAACGTAGACCTAACCGGCGATCCCGATGTCGAAGGCTGGCTGCATCAGATCCGCGAGCTGCGTGAACTGAAGAAGCGCACCGAGGCCGACGCCGACGTTATCGAGGGCCGAATCCTCAGCTACTGCGTGACGAACCATTACGCCGCCATCACGGCCAATGGCGGGCGCGTCTCCTGCAAGCAGCGTGAGGCCAAGCCCGCGCACACGCGCCTGTTCAAAGAGCAGCCGGCAAAGATCGAACTGCGGATCACGACGCGATGAAACGCCCGATCAGCGAAGGGCGGTTGCGCTATGAGGCGATGCGCTGCGAGACCGCCAAGTGCAAACGCTGCCGCTGCCGCTGTGGTGGCGCGTTGCATGGCACGGCGCATAGCGCGGAGTGGATAGCCGAGGAAATCTTGCGAGACCGCATAGCGTTTCAGCGCCAGCCAGACCAGATCGATTGGGTTGGGTATGAAGGCTTCGACCAATACCTCTGAACCCATTCAGCACGACTTGTTTGCCGCGCCGGTGTTGGACCCGAAGAAGGCGTGCGATGCGCGCGACGAAGGAATGCGCCGCGTCGAAAACCATGCCGACAGCGACGAGCAGGCATGGACTGATCGCGCCTACGCGTTCCTGTTGGGCTTCGCACAAAGCGGCGCGGAATTCATGGTGGAAGATGTGCGCCAAGCGGCGGCCGGTGTGTTGCCGTCGCCGCCGGATCGTCGCGCCTGGGGACCAGTCGCACTACGCGCAGCGCGCAGCGGACAAATCTCTGTCGTGCGGTACGAGAAACAGAAGGACGTAAAGAGCCACCGCAGTCCGAAACCCGTTTGGCAGTTAGCGAGGCCAAAGTGAGGCGGCGTCGTTGCAAGAACCCCGGATTGAGGTGGCTTCCCAAGGCCGCGCTCAGGTGGGTGGATGGCAGCGGCGCCGTCGATTTACTGCCGCGCCAGCGCGCGCTGTATCTGAACCTCGACCTTGGGCCGGAGAGCGCGATTCACGCGTACCGCGAGCGCGCGATGCAGAAGGCCGTCATGCAGTACATCGACAACGCCTATCCGCAGATCGGCTCGCTGTGCTTCCACGTACCGCTCGAACTACTTCGCCGTGACGACCAAAGCGCCGGCATGTTCCACGCACTCGGCGCGCGCGCCGGGGTCGCAGATGTCGTGATGTTGGTGGCGCGCGGCGCATATCACGGGCTCGTAGTCGAACTCAAATCACCGACGCACCGGCCGACCGATAGCCAGTGCAAATTTCTCGAGGCCGCCCGCGCCCAAGATTACGCGGCGTGCTGGTCGGACTCCCTCAACACCGTGCTCAAGCTCATCGATGTCTATCTAACTCTGCCGCCGCGCGCTGCGCTTGCGGAACTGACACCACAACCGCTGGGGGAAGATCATGAATTCCGTTGTCGCCCAAAAGCCCGCCGCAAAACCGATTGAACTGATCCGCTCGCAGTTGTACCTGCCATCGATGCAGGAGCAGCTAAAGAGCGCGCTGCCCCCGCACGTCAGCGTTGAGAAGTTCTTGCGCGTCGCCATGACCGCGCTCCAGCAGAACCCCGGATTGTTAACGATGGACCGGCCGTCGTTGTTCGCTGCCGTCGTCACGAGCGCGCAGCTGGGGTTACTCCCGGATGCGCAGTTAGGCGAGGCGTACTTCGTACCATTCAAGGGCAAGGTCACGTTGATCCCCGGCTACCGTGGACTTTTGAAACTCGCGCGCCAGGGCGACATCGGCTTTGTCGAGGCGGAGATCATCTGCGCCAACGACGACACCACTTATGTACTCGGCGATGAGTCGCGCTTCGAGTCGATCGTGAACTGGCGGGACCGAGGGCCAATGGTGGCGGTCTACGCGGTGGCCAAGTATCGCGACGGGGGTATCTGCGCCCGCGTGGTGATGACCAAGACCCAGGTTGATGAGATTCGCGCCCGCTCGCAGGCGGCCAATGGTCCGGCATGGTCCGGCAACTACGAAGAGATGGCCAAGAAGACCGCTCTTCGCCGGTTGGCGAAGTTGCTGCCGCTGTCGACCACGGCCGGCAATGCGTTTCGCCTGTCCGAGTTGCAGGAAGAGTTGGGGCGCGGTGGACGCGTGATCGAGGGCGAGGTGGTGTCGGACGAGGAGCAGAAGGAGCCGGCCGTCGACATGGCCACGGAAGCGAAGCCCAAGCGCCGTAGGACGGCGCTGGACAACATAGGTGCTCCCGCTCAACAGGAGCCGACCGAGGGTCTACAGCCGTCTGTAGACGATCGTACGGGGGATCTATTGGTCGACCCGGTCACTGGTGAAGTGCTGGGCGATGCGCCGGGCGCGCCGTAAAGGCACCCCGCAGGCGGCCCCCCTCAAACAAGTGGCGTGTGTTGTTTGCAGGCGGCCGGGAATCGCGGCGGCGGACATCTTCCCGTACTGGTGGGGTCAGCCCATAGGACACAGGTGGTGTCACCGACCTTGCGCAGAGCGATACCGCGTCGCGCTAGTTGCCGCTCAACGTGCGCGAGCAGCTGGGGGTTGCAGACCAAAGGCCCCGGCAGGGGATGTACGTGTAGGTAGATCACAAGATGTTGCGGTGCGTCCAGACATGGCGCGCACGGTAACCAAACCACTCCAGAAAGCAAGTAGGAGCTGACCGTGAGCAACATCATCCAGTTGAAGCACGCCGCCAAAATCTACGGCTGCGAGAACATCATCGCCGAGGTCGTGACCATCACGCCGGCCGAGGCGACAGCGTGGCTGCGCTGCAATGAGCGCAACCGACCGGTGCGCAAGGGCCACGTGAATTTTCTCGCCAAGGAGATCAAGGAAGGGCATTGGCAGATCAACGGTCAGGCCATTGTCATCGCCGACAATGAACAGGTGCTCGACGGTCAGCACCGGCTACTCGCCATCATCGAGGCCGGCCAGCCGATCAAGACCCTGGTGGTCTATGGCATCACTCCCGAAGCATTCAGCACTATCGACACCGGCGCGGTGCGCAGCTCCGCCGACGCGTTGTATCTGCACTTCAACGAGTACGGGATCGGGATCGTCAAGGCCGTGGCAACGGCTGTGCCGTGGGTGAAGCAGTTGGAACGCGGTGCGCTGCGCTCCGGCGGCAGCAACAAGATCAGCAATTCCGAAGTGATTGTATATGCGCAAGACCATCCCTCGCTGTTCCAGCGCGCCGAGCGCTTGCAGTCCTACCCGAAAGATAATCGGCCGCTGTCACTCGGGGTCGGCACGGCGCTCTACGAATACTTCGCGCGCAAGGATGAAGAAAAGGCGGACAAGTTCTTTCAGGACTTGTTCACCGGCGAAAGCCTGGAGCGAACCGATGTTGAATTCGTGTTGCGCGCGGCGTTCCAGAAGGATGCGCAACGCATCACCTCCAAGCTCCCGGTCGGCGTCAAGGTCCGTATGACCATCAAGGCGTGGAACTGGCGGCGGCGCGGCATGGATGTCGCGACTTATCAGACCATCACCGTCTCCCCATCCGAGGACGCGCGGCTTTTCATCATATGAAAATGGAACATTCAGAATACGCAACGTGCTACGTCAAAGCGCTGCAATGGAATCGGCCGCAGAAGGTGCCAACCTGGACCGAAGTCGCCGCCGCATATGACGCCGGTCTTAATCACGCCATCGCCGTAACGCCGGCCAAACGCCAGCAGCTGATCCGTTACTTCCGCGCGCTGCGCATCATCAACGGCGAGCGCAATCGGGGGAAGAAATGAGCGGTTCCAAGGTGAACCCGAACACATGGAAGGGCGAGATCCGAAGCGGCGGGTACATCGCGAGAAATAAAAAGCCAGCGTCCGCTAACTCCCCGCAATGGAAGGGCAAGTACTACCTAGTCGGCTACGGCTGGATTTGGGTTTCATGTTGGGAGCGTCGCGGCGGGGACATGATGCGGCTGTCTCTTGAAGATATGACAGACGAGCACGCCCGCAAGTTTTGCCAGCCAAAAGGGACCGTAAACCACACCCCTCAGCCGCGCCAAAATGGGGCGGAATCGGGGGAACCCGGAACCGACGAGATACCCTTTTAATCAACAGTTAGTTGAATGCAATTCCAACCTAAGGTAGCTTCCGACAGTGTGCGACAGAGCCCCTACAGAGGCCTTACAGGAGAAGTCAGCATGAAGATGCTTTGTGAAGTCGAAGGATGCGGCGAAGAATTAACGGAGGGATGTGGATCAAAAGGCGGGCCGATGATGTGCGCCCAATGCCGTACCAGTTCCTACTACTGGAAAAAGCAGAGTTTGCCGGCGATGCGATATCGACGCGAAAGGCTCTCACTGTTTTCACACCGTCTCGAACACTACGATCCGCGCGTCGCGCAGATCATCAACGATGCCAATAAGTCGGTCGCCGGCACCAAGCGCCGCGCACAAGCCGCGAGTTCAATTCCCAAACCGCACTAGGAGCTGATCCATGAAAGAGGTCCCAGGCAGGATAAATACGAAGAATGCGAAACCGCCGAATCCGAAGCCTTCGCCGAAGGATTTCGTGTGGCCCAGCCAGGACCACGACGACAAGGTTGCAGAGAAGATTGCAGCGTCGCTACAAGAACTTCTGCCAGCCCGTGAATGGAAGCACACCGACTTGGCGCGCGCGCTGTACGGCTCTTTCGGCGCGAATGAATCGCCCCGCAATGTCGGCGCAACGCGTCGTTGGGTAGTCGCCGAACATCCCATTCCGAACGAGCAAACCGCCGGGTACATCGCCGAGGTTTTAGGCGTGTCGATGGCGCGCTTGCTGGAACCGGAAGGGAAGTACGATCCGACGCCTCCGATGATTCGACCGCGATCCGACAGCGTCCGATTCCCGAGCGGCGGGAAGCCGAAGAAGCCGAAGAAGACGAAGAAGGCCGCAACAACGACAAGCGGCAAAGACAGGGATAAACAGAGGGCGTACAACGCCGCGTACAGAGCAAAGAAGAAGGCCGAAAAAACGGGCAAGCGCCCGTACGTCCGCAAGGCGAAGATGAACGGTCACGCGCCGGCAGAAGGCGGCGCGGCATGGGTCTTGGCCGAGGGCGTATCGCCGCCCGATTACCACATCACCTCCTCTGAAGAGCATCCAGGCCACGTCGAGCTTAAGATGACAGCGATGTTACCGCTGGAGCGCGCGATGGCGATTCTGCATATGCTCAAGACCGGAGCAGCGACCGAGTAACGGGGAGTCTATGCGCGGTGTCACCACGGACCTTACGGGCAAGCGTTTCGGCCACCTACTCGTCGTCGGGTACGGAACGCGCCAAGGTCCGGGTTCGTGGTGGCACTGCGCGTGCGATTGTGGCGAGACGTGTGTGAAGGCGGGCAAAGACCTAACAAAGCGCACGTCGGCCGGGTGGGTTCATTCCTGCGGGTGCCGCCCCGCGCTCACCAAGTCGATTTACAAGCGACTTACGGACCAGGGCGACCCGCGCCTGAAACAGTTGCACGTGGAACAAGTGAAGCGGGGGTAAAGTAACCGCCCGTCGTCGAGGACGGCGGGCGGTTTCAGCGGACTGCCCATGACGATGAGAAGTGCCGACAGCGAGTGTACGACCTTGCGAGGTACTGTGCGCGTATCCGATAAATGCTTCTACTGCGACGAGCCAGTGACCATCTATGACAACGCCGAAAAGGTGAACTCATCGGAAGGTCCTCTCCCAGCGCATCCCGAATGCAATTTCCGCGCGATCATGGGAAGCGTGGCGCACATCGAGCGGCGCTGTCAGTGTTTTGTCCGTGGCTCAACGGAAACCGATCCCGAGGGCATGACCTGTCGCGAAGCAGCACGCGCGGCGGTGCAGGCGTGGGAGAAAAAGAGGGCCAAGTGACTTTGGCCCTCCGTGGATGAGACGTGGCTGTCTACTTGAGAGGCAGCAGCGGCAGCAGCGCCGCGATAGCCAGCACGATGACAGCGACCCACAGCGGCGCTTTGCCCATCGCGGACAAGATCGCGACGATGAGAGCTGCGAGCACCAAGATCAGTGAAATGGTAAGCATGGGTTCTCCTACGTGATGACGACCGAAACGATTTCATTGAGCACGTTCGGCGTCTTGGTTCCGACCCGCACCGCGTTGCTTGTGGTTGACGCTTGCAGGAAAGGAATTGCGTTCATGGCCGCTGCAACCAACGCGGCGGCCACTCCTGCGCTGGAACCAATCGGCACTATTGTCGTCACTCCGCGCGCGCTCCCCTCGCCGTTGATCTTGTAGTTCACAACGACGGTGCGCGCTGCATCGGCAGCGCCAGCGAAGACGACGGCCGGGAAGGCAACCGTGCCAGACAGGGGCGGAATAACGGCCGGCGCCGGCGGCGCTGGCGCGCCGATGCGCGTGATCGCCGCAATATCGGCCGCGCCGCCGTCTGCATCCGCGCCCTTCGTGATCGGTGAGCTGGTGGGCGCAGCCATGCCAGACCCAGGTTGAAACTCGCCGCCGAGTGATGGGCAGAGGTACGCGGCGTCGCTGCCACCATACGCGGGGTCGACGGGGACGGCAGCGGCCGAGGCGTAGCCGCCCGGCGATGAGCGCGTGTAGGCCGTGTCGCCCGTGCGAAAGGGTGGAGTAGTTTGGTCGATCATGGGGACTCCTTCAGATAACCGAGATGTTGAAATGGGTGAGAAGGCCGCCGAGCCCGACCACGTTGACCGTGCCGCCGGTGCCGCCCGCGTCGAGTCCGAACACCGCATCGACGGCTGCGCGTGCCTTGGCTGCGATCTGCGAGCCGGTGTCGCCGCTCAACACGTGGATGTCCAGCGTCTGTAACGGGTTGTCGTTGATGCTGTACGTGAGACGAATGACGGTGTTGCGCTGCGCGGGGCCGCTGAAAGTTGCGCTGCCCTGGTTGCCGACGAGCACGTTGCCCGTGACCGTAATGCCGGATGGCTCCGGCTCTTCCATTGCCGGCGGCGGGTTTGGGTTGTTCTGATCGAGGCCTTGCGGCGGCGTCTTGCGCCACGGGTACAGATTCAGAACACTCGTGTTGTTGGCCGCGCGTCCTGGCCAAACAATCGGCGCGGTCGGCACCACTGGCGGCGTGACCGTGACGACGGCGGCGGCGTCGAGCAGTGCTTCGCCACCGTCCGCCGGAGCGCCTAACAAGAGTGAGAGCGCCGGGCCAAACTCGCCGCCGAGTGATGGTTTCAGGTACGCCTTCGTATCCGTGAAGGACGGATCGACTGCGGTAGTATCCACCGGCAGCCCGCCGGGGGCAGCGCTCGTGTATGCGAGGTCCGTTTCGGATGTTAGTTCGATGTCTCTCATGACTGTCTACTCCGGTATCTCTTCGTTCAGTAATGGGTCTGTGGTTGCGGCATTGGTCGCCTTCGCCGACTCCGCCTCAGCCATCGCGTCTATGTTGCCGGCCGCCGCCTTGGCCTTCGTTTCTGGCGACACGTAGTCCTGCCCGCTCATCAGCTCCGCGCCGGTCTCGCTAACCCATTTAGTGACTCGCCCACCTGTCAGAAAGGGCAAGCCATAGCCAATGGCGGCATCGAGGAGTGGGTTGGCGCCGGCTATCGAAAGCGCCTTCGAGGTGCCCCAAATCCACGCCGCTCGCCACGTCAGCTCAGTCAGTTTGTATTCCGAGTTCGCATTCATGGGGGTGTCGTTGAGGCCGGCGCGCGCGGCGTCCTGAATGAGCTTCAGCGGCAAGGCGATCGTGGGGCCGGCCATGAGCTGGGTCAGATCACGCTCGTACTTGAGTCCAAACATCGCGTTCACCAGCGGATCAGCCGAGCCGAACATGCCGCTGCGTGACATTGACTGCCAAAACCAGTTGGGCAGTCCAAACTGCCTTTCTGCGAGCTTTTCTTTCTGCTCCTCCCAATCGTCGCCGCCGTAGAGCCATGCGCGCACCATGTACGCGGCCATCTGGGAGCCCATCAGCAGCGCAAAATTGGCGGCAGCGGAAGCGGCTGTTGCGACACCGATGGCCTTGTCTTCCTTCCACGCGTTGGAGATGCGTTTGCCGGTCGCAATGAGAATGTGACGCTGATAGGCAAACTGGAATGACAGGATGCCGTACATGTACGAATACTCTGGCTGCGAGGCCATGCGCGGCTTGTCGATGGCTCTCGGGTCCATGATTGCGCCATCCGTGAAGCGGTTAATCGCCGTGCGGATTTCATCCAGGTGCCGCAACTTGTCCAGTTGCTGCACGGTCGTGATGTCGCCCAGCGATTGCAGTTCGCGCAGTAGTTCGAGGTTTGCCGAATCGAGGCCGAGTTCGGCGAGCGCCTGACGGGCAAGCACGGCCCTTGGCCCCGTGCCCAGGGCGCGGTTGGCGATCTTCGGCGCGTAACGCTGCATGAAAATCTGCGACGTAGCGCGCCGCATACTCATCGCGTGCGGGTGGATGCCGCTGATATGAAAGAAGCGCTGCGCCTTCACGCGATCCGAGGAGTTCATCTCCAAGAGGTTGTAACGCTGAAGCATGAGCTGGTCGGCCAGATGGTCGGCCACGACGCCGAAGTACTCGGACATTTCGCGCCGCCATGCGGATTTTTGCTTCGCGCTCTTGATGGGCAGGTGTGAAACCAAGTCCTGCATCTGCGCATAGAACACACGGAGGATGTCTGTCATGTCGCGAGTTGCGCGCGCGACGACGATCGGCTCCGATATCTGCGACCAGAGCGCGCGCGCAAAAATGAATGGCGTCAGCACCGCGGCAATGCGCCCGCGCCAGCGAATGCCCTTCTGCGTCATGTTGGTGCTGTAGCGGCCGGTGAGTAGTTCGATGGATTTCTGCAACTCTTGGAAGTCGTCGGTGCTCATGCGTTTTTCAGAACCATCTACTGCGGTGTACGGTTCGTTTGCCTTCTGCATCGCCGCATCGAGCTTCCAGCCGAGTTTCCTTTCCGGCGTTCCTGCCCTCGCGTTGGCCGACGCGGGGTTGCCGAAGAACTTGCCAAACTCCACGCGATGCACGGAATGCGAGATGTATGTGGTGATGAGTTCCAGCGGATCGTTCTTCAGGTAGTCGCCCATGATCTGATCGGTTTCTGCCGGCAGGATGCGCGCCTTGGTGTAGTCGCTATTCGGATCGAGTTGGTCGAACGCAAACGCAGGCTTGTCACCCAGGCCGCGAATACGCATTTCCCAATCGTTCGCGGCTTCCATCGCCCACGGATCGCGCAGCCCGTCATAGATGATTTTGCCCAGCGCGCGCACCTCGTCCTCGAGCTGGTCTGTGTCCTCGCCGGCCTCAGCAGCCTCCTTGAGCTCCGCCAGCTTCTTGTTGAGCGCCTTGGCGTCGTCTAACAATGCCTTGGCCGCCGCCTTGGCTTGCAATACTCGACCAGTGCGCGCGATCTCCCGCACGTATTGCGTGAGATTTTCCAGCCGCTCCGGGTGTTCCAACGGGTCTTCGAGCACGTGATCGAGCGTGCCGACTTCGCGAGGGTAGACGAGCTTGTACAGCTTCTGTGCCTGCGCGCGGAATCCCGCCAGATCGCCCTCGACAACCAGGGAGTCAATCATGCGCGGTAGATAGCCGTTCTTCGCGTAACCGATGTTGACACCGTTGCTGACGTTATAGTTGTACATGTCGTTGAGGAAGCGGCGCATGTCGGCCGCCGGCGCCCTGATCTTCTCTGACACTGAGTTCTCAGGGATCGCATTCACCAACACATCGCGCATCTGCCGCAGCTCCCCGTCTGTGAAGCCACGTACGCCATGTTTCTCGATAATCTTCGCGAATCGATTCTGGTAGTCCTTTTCCCAGTGTTTGACTTCGTCGTTGTAGACCTTCCCCTGTATGCCGACGTTGGCGCCTGGGTCAGTGGCGAACATCCGCACCAGCGTCGCAAGTCCGGTGTTGCCCTTATGTTTGGCCTGGAGCGAAAGCAGTACGCCGCGAACCGTGAACGCGATCATCGCGGGCATTGCTTTGATTTTCCCCGCAGCAATCATGCCCAGATTCGCGAACCAGCGGCGGGTGGGGCCGTAGCCCTTCGCGTTGAGCTTCGCGTCGCGGATGCCTTTCTCCTGCTCCGCGCGCGCGCGGGCATCGCGATCGGCACGATGCGTCTCGGCGAGTTGGCGCTGAAACGGTGCCTTCAAACGCTCGATGACGCTGCGCGCCTGCTGCATGACCTGCGGTGGCAGATTTGGCGCGAGCTTGCGCCAGTAGCGAGTGTCGGTCGGCTCGATGGTGTTCGGCGCGCTGCCGGTCGGTGCAAGGCTGCGATCCCGCATCGCGCGCATCAACGTATCGAGCGCCGCGAAGATGTTGCCGCGATCCATCGCCTGCGGATACGGCACGCTCATCCAGCCGATGCGGTTCTCGTCGTACATGCGCGCCGACTGCGTGACGAACGGGTGATCGGCCGGCAGGCCCGCGATCTTGTGGGCGATGTATGACTCGTACACGCGCGCGAACATTTCCGTTGGCCGCTGCCAGTAGCCTTTATCGCTGTCTTCGGGCGTGGGGCCATCCTTCGCCTTCGCGCGCTCGTAGTAGTCGGACGCGATGTCCTGCTTCTTCGATTGTCCGGCTATGAACGTGTCGAGCTTTTTCTGGAGCACGGCCTTTTGTTTCGGCGTCTTCGCGGCTTTGATTTTGGCTTCAAGGTCTGCGACGTAGGTCGCCGCTGCGTCAGCATTGAAGAACATCGAGTTGAGCAACATGGCAAACGCGTCGCGCACCTGTTCATCGAGCGTTTGTGTCGTGCCGCCCTGGCGAGTCTTGCCGGTCAGGTGCCGGCCTTTGATGGCAAGGATATCTTGCGCATGGGTCTCGACCAGATAGTGATCGAGCGCGTGCGCCCACTCGTGCGCGAACGCATCGTTGCGGCGAGTCATGCCGATCGTTTTCGTGCTTGGCATGTAGTAGGCGAGGGCGCCGTCGTACTCGCGATGCAGCTGCATGGCCAGCCGGCCATTCAAACTCATGAATTCCGGGTTGACGTTCTGCACGGCGGCGAGGTTTGTTAGACCAATCCACGCATCTTTCAGCGCGTCGATGGCCTCGCCGATGGGTAGGTTTTTGTCCATCTGAATATCGCGGAAACCGAACCGCGCCTTCAGAAGTTCGACGGCCTTATCGAAACGCCGCTTCGGCGTCGCCAGCTCCATCAGATCCGCGTTGATGTTGTTGTCAGTCCAGATGGTGTCCGGCGCGGCGCGGATTTCGCCTTCGCGCGTCATGCTGAACGGCCCAGGTTGTCGCTTGCTCTTGCGACGTTGCGGGCGGCGTACTTCGTCGCGCTCCTCGGCTTTGCTGGTATCGACGGGCTCCGGCGTCTCTTCACGTGGCACATTGCCCTTGCGTACTTCCTCCGCGTACCGCCGCAGCGATTCAGCCTCGTCCGTGTTGCCTTCCTCTTCAGCCTCGTCCGCCGCGCGATCGAGTGCATCGGCCTGTTCTGCCAGCGTAGGAATAGGCGCGTTGGCGTCGATGTCCGGTTCGAGCGTCTGTTGGTCTGCCCGTCCCTCGGCCGCTGGTTTTGCCGGTTTTGCCGCCTTGGTCTTCGTCGCACTCTTGACGAGCTGGCGCAGCGCGTCACGCGCCTCCGCATATTCGTAGTTCTCATACGGGTCGGTGACAACTTCGCGAATCTGTTCTTCCGTGAACCCGGCGGCGAGCGCCTGTTCGACGGCGCCGGCCGCTTCCGGGAACTGCGATAGCAGGCGTTCGGCCGGCGTCGCGTCGAGGTAGTTATTAGCCATGAAGAAGGAGGCGGCGAAACCTTCCGGCGTCGCGCTGCGCGCGTTCTTCGTTCTCAGGCTGCCGCCGCCGTACTTCGCGTGCATCTTGGAGCCTTCACTGGGCTCCACGGGAGCGACGGGAAGATCAGTGTTGAACTTGCCCCACAGCAATGTTTTCTTCGTGTACGGGTCGCCGAAATCGTTCGGGTTGAACGAGTAGCGCGCGGGCGGCAATCCGGTCAGCGACTCGATGCGGCCCACGGGATTCTCCAGCACCCAGAATCGCGGGCGCCAGAATTCCACTGTGCGCAGCGCCTGGAACACGAGTTCCTTGCTGGCCTCCGTGCGTCCGTCCGCATCCTTGTCGGCGAACCAGCGCGCGCCGGAGCTGGCGAAGTCCGTACACGGACAAGCAATCAGGATGCCGTCTACGGTGTGAATGTCCGGCATGTTGTCGGCAAACCATTCGACGGAAAAATCCTTGATGTCCGCGCCGTTCTGGATGTCGAACACGCGCACGTCGTAGCCAGCGTCGGCGAACGGCCTCGCCCAGTTACCCGTGAGGTCGAAGAGCGACAGGATTACCCGTTCGCTGTTGCCCTTCGGACGCTTGATCTTGCCCTGTTTCTCGGCGTGCTCCTGCCAACTCTCGATGCGGCGCGCGGCCTCCTCTCTGGATAGATAGGTGCCGTAACTGGGGTGATCGGTGGCGCGCGTGCGCTTTTTCGGCGCGGCGAAGAGCGCCGGGAATTCGTTGATGACTTCGCTGAATTTGTCTTGCGTTGTTTCGAGCGGGAGGGTCTTGCCGCTGTCTGCCGCCTCCGTTTCGCCCTCCGCGTTCTGGCGCACCGGCCCCTCGGGCTGCGGGTACACCTCTCCGCGCTGCAACGGTTTAGCTGAGGCTGGTGCGGCGGGCGCCGGTTTCTCCGCAGGTTTCGCGGGCGGCGTAGTCGGCGCAGCCTGGGCGGGCAGGGGATGGTCTTTCGCATCGATCAGGGCGATGCCGTCTTTCAGTGCCGCAAGCCACTCGCCCTCGAAGCTCACTGCTTCTGCCGGTGTGTCTGCGGCATCGCGCTTCTGGCGCGTCGCATTAATCCGTGTCGAGGCCGAGAGGATGTTCCAAAAGGTTTTTGGGTAATCCTCCTGCTTCATCACCTTGAACTTTTCCCAAAACTCTTTCTCTGCCGCCTCCGTCTCCGGCGCAACCGGGGGGATCATTCCCACCCTCTCAGCCTCGGCGATCGCGTCGAGGCCCTTCTGCACCTCCGCCATCAACTCGGCGTTTGCGGTCGCCTTGTCTTCTTCCTTGGCACCATCGACTTTGCTTTTTGCGGCATTTATCGCGGTGCCCGCGTCCACGATTTTGTGGTGGATGCTTCGCGGGTACTTGTAGAGCGTATGGCCCCACCAGAACTTCCAAAACTCATCGAACCCCTTTCGCCATTCCGGCGGCGTCGGTGCTTGGACAGGCGCTGGCGGCGGCTTTTTCGCTGTCAGCGATGGTGGTTTCAGTTTTGCCTTCTTCGCGAACTCCTCGAATGCCTTGAGCGCTTTTTGGGCTTTTGCAACCTGATCGTGATAGTCGATCGCGTTCTGCGATTCCGTTGCGGCATCGAGGACTTTTTGTACATCCTCTGGAGTGATGCCCATCTCAACGAGCCCTTCCGCGCCTTTCGATTTCATCAGCGCAGTGAACTCAGTCATGTAGTGATTAATGGTCACGGTGGCTTCGTGGAGCTTATCGACCATTTCTTGCGTGATTTCTTTACCGGAGTCCGCGAGGTTTCCGGCAATGGACGCCTTCAGTTTGCCGAGCGGGGTTCCGTCGTCGGCAGTGGTCTCTGGCTTCTGTGCGTTCGCGAGAACGCCGGCCATTAACTTCTTGACCGGATCGGTCTCACCGGTTTCAGTCGGTGGCGCGGCAGCTGCGCCACTTCGCACATACGCTTCGCCGGTCAGCTTTTTGTATTCGGCTTCAAACTTTTTCAGTTTCTCTCTGTGGCGATCAATGTGCGCCTGTAGTTCGGCCTTCTTCTTGGGATCGGTTTCCGCATCGCGCTTCGCCTCTGCATCAGCAATGACTTTGTAGTACTCCTCAAGCCAATGCTCCGCCTCGTCTCGTGCGTTTTTGAATTTTGGCGCCGCAGCGGGCGCTGCCGGAGCTGGCGCAGCCTGGGCGGCTGGGGCCTTCTTCGCCGGCTTGCCCTTGCGCGCGGCCTTGGCCGCTTCCTCGGCTAACTGTTTCTGTCGCGACGTTGGCTCCGGCACGCGGCCGGCGGCGATTTCCTTCGCCTCATGAATCAATCGCGCAACTGACACGTGCGCAAAGCCGACCGCATCCTCGCGTTGCAAGACGTTCGTGGCCGTGCCGATTTCGGCAATGTCTTCACGCAAGCTCGTGAGGATTTCCGGCGAGAGTTTTTCCGCCGGCACCTGGGCCATCAGCGACTCCAGCTCATCGAGCTTCGGCAGCAAGTCGCGCGCGCTCTTGACGGCGCGGGCGTCGTGCGTCTCTTCGTTCTTCACTTGGCCGAATTTCTTCGGCGCCTTGATGAATTCGTTGAGCGCCGCGCGCTCTGTGTCGAACGGGCGCGCGCTTGCTTCGGCCGGCGGCGCGATCGGCATTTCCGGCGCTGGCGCGGCCGGCGGCGCATTGACGACTTCGCCCTCACTGCCGAATAGTTTGCCCTGTGCCGGCGGCGGTGCCGCTGGCTTGCGCTTGCCCTTCGGTGTGACTGCCTCGCCGAGCGTTCGCGGCTGAGAGGCAGCCCCACCCGCCGGGGGTTTCTGCGTCGGTGAAACCGGTTGACCTGCTTGGGGCGCAGATGTCGGCGCGGGTTCAGTTGACGCAGAAGGGGCGGGTGGGGCTGACTGTTGAAATGCGGTAGATAGGGAGCGGCTTTCCTCTGGAATGCTGACGCCAGCCGGATTTTTGCTCTTGCTCGTGTACTCGGCAACGATCTCTTCGAGCGGGCGCCTATCTTCTGGCGGAACCGCGATCGATTTCCCGTTCGGCTGGATCAGCGTCCAGCCGCCATGAATTCCGGGTGTTGCTTCGACGGTAGCGGGACCGCCTGTGCTGGTCTCGTCCTCAACCTGGGCCTGAATGACGAACGCGCCAGCGCGCGGAGGAGTCGCCGTCCTCTGGGAAGCAGTGGACGGGGCTGTAGGACCCACCGCACCGCCGATCCCAGAGGCCGGACTACCCGTGGTTGCGGGCGGCGGCATTGTACCAGCGTCCGGCGGCGGGCCTGCGCCAAATCGCATCGCTGGGACTGAGATGCCAGCCAGCTCAGACAGGTCGATCGTCGGGCCGGCTTGGGTGTTGATCGGCAGCTGCATCGGAATGTCGGACTGCTGCGGCAAGTTGGGCGCAGCGAATCCGCCGCCGCCCTGGCCGGCAAGAATGTCGGCGAAGTTCGCGACCGTGGATGCGTTGAAGCCATCTGGCGCGCCGCCACCGGGCGGCGTTGGCGGCCTCGACTCAGGCAATGGGTCCGGTGTGCCGTACTGGAAAGCGGACTCATCGATGTGTGGTTCTGGCAGTGGGCTCGTCAGAACGCCGACGCCACCGCCCATGATGCCGCCGAGCACTGGCGCGCGCGCCATCCGCTCAAGCGCTTCGGCCACCGTCATGTCAGGGTTTAACCAGCCCTTGTCGACAGCGACGTTGATGTCTTCCGTGATTTCTTCGGAGATCGCCTCGGCTGTCGCCGTGCTGATTACATGCCCGCGCTTTCCTTCGGCCCACTTGCCGATCATCTTGCGCATCGCCTCTTTGCCGGTGGCCGTCTTCAAAGCCACTTCCAACACGCCCATTTCCGGCGCTACTTCGGCAAACGTCCTTGCCATCGAACCGAAGAGGGCTGTCGCATCGTCATGTCCCTCGTTCTTGAGGTTGGCGAATTCCTCGGGCAAGACAAGGCCGCCCATCGTCAAAGCGCCTGCTTCTGGCCCCAGCGCTATGCCAGCCACGAGAGCGGGAACCATGTCCGCGAGAACGGAATTCGCGGAATCGAAGAAGAACGCATCTGGACCCCACTCGCTCTCGAAGTGCGGGCGGGTGCGCTGGAGTTCGGCCGCGATGTCCTGTCGCTCCTTCGCGAGTCCTTCGAGTCGCGCGTCCTGCTCTGCGATCAGCGCGCGGTTCTCTTCCTTGAAGTTCTCCAGTTCCTGCGGCTCCATGTTGGCGATCGACGGCCAGTCGCGCGTGAAGACATCGGGCCGCACGCCTGCGCGCTTCGCCATTTCGGCAACATACGGGTCCTCGTCGTAGTTGATGCGGTCGCGCGGGTCCGCGACGGTGCGATTGAATTCGTCGATGCGGCGAATCGCGTCCGGCAACACCATCGCCTGCCAGAACTTTTTGCGTGCGTCCTGGCTGGCAACCATTTCCTGCGCGCCGACCGCTTTTAATCCGTAGCGGCCCACGACGGTCGGCGGGATTGCTGCCAACGTGTCGCCGAACGTCGCATAAGGGCGAGTGTCGATCGGCGCTTGTGGTCTGGCGGCGGCGACTTCGATTTCTTGCAGCGGATTGCGCTGGTTTCGTTCCGACAGCCGTGGGCCTAGCCGCTGGTCTCTGAAACTCCCACTGTGAAAATCAGCCGGCTTTGTTAGCGGTCCACCGAGCGCCGCCATCTTGCTTTCGATGTCCGCCTCGCGCTCTGGCGTCATCGGCATGGAGACGCGCGGCTTCTCCGGCAATGGACCAAAGATAGACGCAAGGTCCGACTCCTCGAACATCGGCTCTTCGGGTGGCGCGGTCATGCCCTGGCCCGGTCTCAGGAACGGCTGTTCCAAGTTGAGCGCGCTCGCCAACGGATGCGCGTCGGGCGGGCGCGGCAGCGCGTACTGGCGCTCCTGTTCCTTGTGCAGCTGCTGCGCGTACGCGTTGGCGTCCGCGATCGTGGCGAATTTTCCGAGATGCTTGCCGCTGCGGTAGTACTCGTCCTTGGCTTCTTGATCGGACATCAGTCGCCCGGAGTCGCTGATTGTTGGGACCAGAACTTCGCGGCCGTCGCGGTCCTGGAACGACATCGAGCGCACCGTGCTGAAGCCGCCCTCCGGGTGTTCGTAACGCTTGCGGTTGTCCAGGTTGATGTTGCCGGGCTCGCGCGCGCCGGGGCGAGCCGCTGGCGCATCCTCGTCCCACCACGACTCATTCGCCGCTTTCGGTTTCGCCGCCGGCTCGTCCTCTTCCCACCATTCAGGATTTGAACTCATTTCTTTGTCTTGATCGTTGGCGGGTTAGTCGGCGCTATGTAATCGGTCCCGGATGGCAACGAGTCGCGCTCCGCTTTGTTCGTAGGCGCCGGCAACATGCGTCCATCTGTCCAGCGCTTTTTTGCAACGGGCTTTGCGGATGTTGGTTTCGGGGGCGGGGTGGCCGCGCGCGGCGCGTCAGCGGTTGGCGCGGCTGCTGGTGGCGGGCCAGCATTGACGATTGGGTCAGCCAGTTCGCGCGGCGCCTGCGCTGGATTGTCGGTGGCTGCACCGAACTCAGGCAGGGGGTTTTCAAAGTTGGGCGTGAGATATTCGGTCTCGCCCCAACCGAAGAATCCGCTACTCGGTTTCTGGTAGACGCCTCCGGGAAACCGCGCGTCCCAGACGCGCGACAAGCTTGTCGCGTAGTTGTGGGTATTTACTGAAGTGTCGTGCGCGATCTCATCGAACATCTTGTAGATTTCGGCATCGCCCATCTTCTTGCCGGTCGAGCGCATACGCTGATAGATGCCGACCATGATGGCGTTGCCCATCGCTGGCGTGAGCGTGATCGCGTTGGCCTGCTGCTGAGACTGGTTGCGCAAGTTGATTTCGGCGATGTGCTGTTGGCCTTGGATGTCCAAGTATTCAAGACGATGTTTGTGCGCCAGCTCGTCTCTTTCGGTCTGAAAGTCGCGGTTTTTTTCACCCTCGCCAGCCTGGAAACTCTGGGTAACCCCGAGCCTTCGCATCGCGGCGGCGTCGGACTGCGACTTAAACTCCTGTTTCGCCACGAATGCCGCGCTCAGAGGGCCAGCAACGGACTCGGCTTCGTTGACAAACTTCGGGCCGCCGACCGTGACGATTTTGTCCATCAGGCCGGCGGCCTTCGCACGGGTTGCCTCAAGGTCCGGCTTTCCTTCTGCGTTAAGCACGGGATCTTTGTAGAGCAGCGCAAGCTCGCCGAGATACCCGGACGCCTCGGTCTCCCTGGTGCGATCTGCTTCCTCGTTCGCGGCCTTCGTTTTCGCGTACTCGAATTCCCACTTGTTCTGTTCGCGCGCCATCAGCTTGTCGCGATCCGGCGGCGCGAACGCGGAGGCGAGATTGCGCGCGGCGTCCGCGATCCACGGCGAGTTGTAGTAGTAGTTTGGTACGGTGGCCATGCTGACTCCTAATAACCTCGTCTTCGCATACCGCCTGGAACCTTGTTGAGCCATTGCGGCCAGAATGCCCGCTGGTCTGGCGTCATATACCAATAGGGGTCATAGCCGCCCGCTGCCGCGCCGGCTTGTGTGAGGCCTGCGTTCGCAGTGGCGGCCCCGCTCGCAGCGTCTGCCACGCCGTAGGCGCTGCCGAAACGGCCAGCGGTCGAGCCGATCTCTGCGCCGCCCGACAGCATCGGCTGACTCCAATCGAACCCCGATCCGACCTTCGCGGCCTGCATCCCTTCGGCGGTAACCTCACCAGCGGCGTTGCCGGCGGCGTTAGGTGCCGCCATTGCTCCCATTGAAACAACCGCAGAGGCGAGCTTCATGATGTCGGCTGCCGTGGCCCAATCGCGACCCGCGCCGGCGGCCTTCTGATACAGCGCCGGAAGTACGTTGCGCTGCCACCCCTCGGTGAAGCCCTGTTGCATACCGATGTCTTGCAAGTTGCGTGCGGCACCGATATTGGATTCTTGAAAAACATCGCCAAAGGCCCCGAGTTTTGAGAGCGCTCCGGTACGCTGGTTTTCTTCCGCCAGAGCACTCGCGCGCGCGCGCTCGTTTCCCTGGACCGTTGAAGTGGCCTGCCTGGGCGCATCGGTTGCAAGCACGCGAGTGCCGGCGTCGGTCGTGGTCGCCGTGGGCGCTTCCTGTCGATAGACTTCCGTCAGCTCCGCTGCACGCTGCGCCTCGCGATCTTTAATCCCCGTCATTTTCGTCGCGGTGTCCCGCGCAGAGGCCTCGGCTTTCGCCTGCTGCGCCTTGCGGCGCTCGCGCTCCTCACCCATGACGTGGGCCTGTGCTTTGCGCGTCTTATGCTGTGCCTGCGCGTTTGACGCCGTGCCGGCAGCCATCAGCGCGAGTGCGATCCATTCAAGCGGTGTCATGACTAGCCTCCGACCGTTCGCGTGTAACGGCTGCCACCGCCAGTACTCCAGCCTGGGATGCGACCAAACAAGGTGCGACGGTTCTGGTTGTTGCGTTCAAGATCAGCCTGCGTCGCGAGCCCCGCCGATAGATCGGTGATGACCTGCCCGAGCATCGGCATCGCCGGTGCGTCGTAGTTGGCCTTGATCGCGGACGCTGCATTGGCGAATGCGGCCGACGAGTCGCCGGTGGCGTTGAGCTGGTTGAGCACCTGGTTCTGCGCGAATTCGACATCCGAAACGCGCTGGTTCTTCGCCCCGAGCGCCATCTGATTGACGGCGGTGTTGCCTCGTAGTCTCGCTGTCTCCTTCTCCTTCTCCTTCTTTGAAGCGACATACGAATTAAAAAGTCCCGCTCGCATGAGCCCGGCTTCCATCGCCTTGGCGGCGTCCGCGAACTGCTTATCAACGTCCGGCTGGTAGTAGTTCTTTACGTTCTGCACCAGATCGTCGTAGTACTTCTTGTCGAAGGTATGCGCGAATTTATTGCGGGTATCCGCCGTGCCCGTGCTGATGTTGAGTTGTCGCTGCTGCTCTTCTTGCCTAGCTCGCCGGGCTTCTTTGCCCGCTCCACCGTCACCGCCAAACATGGGGGATCTCCTTCACGTATTCGATGTTGTGGGGCAGATAGCCCGCGCGTTGTGCGACGCGTATAAACCCGCGTCTTCGCGTGTAAAATCGCATGTACTTCGCGCCACCGAGTTGCGCATAGATTTCCAGATGTGGCTGAAAGCGCGCGATGGCATCGCCACCTTTGTGCCACACGAGATAAACGAATAGTTCGATGTCACCTTCGATGTACGGGTAGTCATCGAACCGCACGATCGCGAATGCGGAGGCATCTTCCCTGTCCACCAGCAACGCGGCGCGGTCCTTGTCGAGCATGTGTCGCACGCCGTCGATCGACCAGTCTTTGTCTGAATACATCGAGGCCAGCTGCTCGAGCCCAGGCAGAATATCCGCCCACACTGCCCTGTGATTCGGTAGATAGAAGCGCGCCGGAGCGACGCGATCAATCTGCTGTTGATTCGGTGTAGTGCAGGCTTGCATTACCAATTCTCGCGGGGCCGACGAAAGTGGTTCTCAGTTCAAGAGATAGGGCAGGGGACTCGCCATTGATCGCGATCTTCTGCTGCTGGTACGTGCTCTTGGTGATCGTGGCCAGCAAATCGAGTGCTGTGGGTAACGTCGGGTCAAACGATCCGCGCACGATCCACGTGCCGTAGATAGCCGCATCGATGCCGGTCCAGTTCTTCGAGGTCGCCGGCTTGCTGGCGTCGATGTACGGAACGCGGGCGAGCGCTTCGGTGTCGTCGTACGTGTCGCCATCCTCGCCGCCGTAGACAACGATGTTGTTGCCAGAGCGCCAGTAAACGCTGTTATCCGAGCTGTTCATCATGGTGACTGGCGCGCTCGTCGCGTCGTATCGCGTCCACGCTGAAATGCGGCTCGTCGGATAGAACGACAGCACGAAGAACTCATCCTTGAGCGCCATCCATAGCCGCCCGGAGCGCGGCTCGACAATCGCCCAGATGCTGTGCTTCTTTTCAACGTCGGTCAGCGTCTCCAGTTTCTGCTTCACGAGTGTATCGATCAGGTTGCCGATGTCGGCGGCGAAGGCCTGTTCGGATGAATCGCGCGCACGCAAACTGCGGATGCCGCTGACATCCAGGTACATGACATCGGTCTGTCCCCACGGCGTCACGCTATGCGGCGCGAAAGTGCCGGTGCCGTGGATCGTCTGGCGCTTGGCGTCGCCTTCCGGGTTGTCTACTTCGATGTGCCAGACGAAGATGTGCCGCTCGCCAAACACCGCAAGCTCGCCGCCGTAGTCCGCCATCGATACGAGTTTCGGCGCGCGGTTCGTAATCATCGTGTGATCGATTTCAAGCGGACCGATGGCAGGGTCGGCCCATATCGATGGGTCAGCCGTTTCCGAGAAGCGCAGCTTCGTTCCATGCACGGAAAACATGCGGTAGTTATGTGCGACGGCGTACGTCCCGAGTTCCATCGGGCTGCCGGGAGTTTCAGGAAACGCCATAGGAACGGGCGTGCTTCTAAAAAGTGTGCCGCCGCCTGGATCGATACCGCCGGAAAGTGTGCCGGAGGCCTCGCGCAGCGCTCCGCCGCGAACTTCAACGCGCCAGCCGTTGTACAAGGGCGATGCCACATCGACCCAGAAGAGAATGTTGCCGCCCGTCCCCGCCTGTGCAAACAATTTCGGTTGTGCGGTGAGGGCGTTTGAAACGAAGTTGCATTCGTCCATGAGCGCAGCCGCCGCCGCTTCGCCGCCGGTGGGGCCAGGGTTGTACGGCACGATGATGCTACCTGCCGGGCGCCCCATCCTCGTGCCGGTGATTGTCATGAACGCGTATGCGTCAATGGGTGTGGAGCCGCCGGTGAAGTTGTAGGTAGTACTCGGCGCGACGAGATGCAGGTGATAAATTTCGATGTTCGTGGGCGTCACGCCACTCAGGTAGATAGCCGGCATCAAGTTGAGCGTGACCTGTGGTTTGTTAACGGGCGTGCTCGTGTCTGGAACTTCGGCGTCTCCGCCGCCGCCAGGAATCTCAACCGGCGTGGGTGGAGGAATCGTCACCGCCACGTCTTTCCACCAATGCACGATGTCGCCGTCCGCGTACTGCGCAATCACGTACAGCGAGCCGCTGAATTCTTCCACTGACAAAATGCGTACCAGCGCAGTGCCGTGAATCGGTTCGGGGATGGAGTGATAGACCGTGCCGGCGGGCAGCCCGGTCGGCGGCGTCGCCGCGTCGCCCCAGGTGTGATAGACGCGCCCCTCCGTGACCCACAACCCCACCGTGCTCGACGGCAGCGTGTCCGTCACCACAAACGCGGCGCGCTTCTCCAGCTCGCCGCCCAACGTGATGTGACAGTCGCGCGCGTCTAACAACGCTCCGGCCTCCGTCGTATCGATGAGCTTGCGGGTATCGACCCCGCGCTCGAAGGATTTGACTTGCGTGTAGGGCACCTAGAACCCCACAGAGAACGGCACGGGCTTCGCGAATACTTCCGGCTGCTTGTTCTTTTCGGTTTCCTCGCCGCCCAGGCTGAACGTGCGATTCTTCTCCGAGTTGCCGCGCAACTTCAGATACAGGTTGGTCGCGAGCTGTAGTTTGTGCTGCGCGTCGTCTTTCTTCTCGCGCGATAGAATTTCCGCGGCAGCAAACAACACGATCAGATCGCCGTCCAGATCGAACCGATCAGCATCAGCAACGATCTCAGTCAGGAACCGAATACCTGTTAGGCGAACGAAGCCTTCCTTCGATCCAGTGAGGTCCGCTGAAGTGGATGGCAGAGGCCATACTTCAATCATGCCGCGATCGTCCGGCGTGCCGGCAGTATCGGCCGGGTCCTCTGTGATGTCCCAGCGAGTGACCGGCCATGAGCGCTCGTTGTCCTCCGGGTCGTAGATAGAGTACTGGCGCTCGTCAATCCCCATGATGAGCGGCAACCACTGGCCACCAAATTTCACTTCCGCCGCGTCGACGCGCTCAAACGGCAAATCATCTGGCACCGAATAGAAGCGCTGCCCGGCGTTGAGCGAGAAGTCGCGCGACACGCGCAAGTGCATCCAGTCCCAATCGGACCAGAGCCTGCGCTGCGTGCGCTTTAACACCTGAATCAGCGTGTCGCGGTTGTTGATCCCGTGGGCCGCGTTCTGACTGTAACCACACTCCGCCTTCAGTTCGGAGAGAAGTTCGCCGAGAGTGTTACCGCGCATTTCATGCGCTCTTTGCGCTCACCGCGAATTTCGCCGACGCCTCTGCGGGCTTCAGCAAAGCGGGGTTGACGCCGAGTGAATCGATACGCATCGGGAACGCGGGGCCTGGAAAGTCGCGCCAGATGTTTTGGATGCGCTCGCGATGCAGTGGATAGAGTTCCTTGAGGCGTTCAATTTCCTCCGATGGCTCGCGCTTTATTTCGCCAATGGGTTCGATCTGGATGACAGCGTCAGCGCCGTGCAGCGCCTGCAAGAGCAGGATTTCCGCAGGCGTGAGGCCGAGCTTCCAAACCATGTTGTTGCGGTCGCCCGTGAGCGCCACCATCGCGTTCAGTGTCTGCATTGCTCTTCCCTCGCGTTAGAGGCGGGGGGCACAGCGCCCCCCGCTGATCTGCATCAAGTGACTTGAAAGAGGGCGTGGCAGTTGAGCTGATCCGCGACGAGCTGCGCGGTGTACGTGCGCGCCTTGAAGAGCGCGTAGACATCGTGCGGCCGAGCCGGGGCGTGGTCCTTGCCCCATTCCTGTTCCATCGCGTAGACGTACAGGTGTTTGGGATCGATCACGTAACAACTGTTGATGAACGCGCCGCCCAGGTCATCCAGTGACGGGTCGTACTGGAACACCAGATCGTTGTAACGGATGTCGGCTACCGCAATATCGGTCGAGGATGGTTTCGTCCAGCCCGCGTCGGTGTAGTAGCCCTTGTCACGCAGCTGCTTCACCAACGCATCGAGGAAGCCCGAGCCCGCGAACGCCACGGTCGGCTTGCCGCCGTAGCGGCGCAGCTGGCGCATCTCCGAGTGGATCACGTTGGGTAGTTCGGTCGTTGCGATCGGCCACGTGGCATAGCGATTGCGCCACCACGTATTCGTCGCGCGATCCAGTCCACCCGTGACGCCGACAGCCGGTGTCGCGGTGAGGAAGTAGCGCACGCCGATGAAGCCGAGCGGATCGGCGGTTCCATCGCCCCAGAACATCGTGTTGAGAGACTTCATGGTGATTTCACCGAAGGTCTCAACCTTGTCCTGCATGATGTTGGTGATTGCGGTCAGTTCGCGCTTGCTGTGCTTGCTCGTGTTCTCGCCGAACGCCGAATCGGTGACGCTGATGCCATCGATCTTCAGTTCGGTGAACGTGCAGTTCCAGCCGGTGTGAACTTCGCGCCACGGATACTTCACGCGCTCGATGCCGGCGATGTTGCCGTAGGCAACCGGATCGTCATGCGTGAAGCCGCGAAGTGAGCCCGTGGGCGGAACGGCCGCACCCTCGAACGAATACTTGCCCTTGACCGGGATCGTGATGTCGCCCTTGCCGCCGGGAAAAGTCTTGCGCGCGCCTTCGAGTTTTGCGAGCAGTGGCTTGTCCTGAATCGACTGCGGGAGCGGCTGACCCCGGAAATGAAAGTCGAGAGCTGCATTGGCAATGGATGCCAGCTCCGACGCAGTGAATGCCATGTGTTCAGCCTCCGAAGAGGCCGGCGGGACAGCTATCGGGCAAGGGCGTTTTCAATCGCCTCGCGCATCGACTTGGGCTGTGCCTCGGCCGGCTTGTTGAGTCGTCGGCCGACCGTTGGACTGCTTACGGCACGAGGCTGCGGTTTGAATGCCTGCAATCGCTTCGTCACGGTTTCGTAGGCAGCTTTTGCCATTCCCCGTGCATCTGCGACCGTCGACGGTACGCCGTGCTTCGTGACCAATGCTGTCAACGCATCGACCACCAGTTCGTGCTTTTCCGGCGTGTAGTCGGGGTCGGAGGCTTTCAGTTCTGCCTGATACGCGTTGACGGAATCGTGAATTTCTTTGGTTCGCTGCGCGGCGCTGACTCGTTGGTTCTCGGCTGTTTCGGCCGCCATGCGCGTCTTTTCCAACGCGCTATCGGCCCGCAGCTGTGCGACTTCCTTGGCGGAGTCCTCATCCAGAACGCCGTCATCGACTTTCTGTTTAAGGTCGGAGGGTAGTTTGTGGCCTAACTTCTCCTCCCACATCGCGGTGAATCGCTGTAGCTCTTCAACCGCCGCCTTCGGATCGTTCGCGAGTAACCTGGGCCAAGCGAACAGTTGGGCCATGTCGTCCTGCGACATGCCCATCTTCTGCGCGTCGCGGCCGATGGCGCTTAAGGTTGCGTCCATCTCCCGATAGCGTTCGTTCGAGCCCTTCAGGGCGCGGTTCTCATTCAAGACTTCGCGGAAGCGCTCGATCTTGTGAAGAGGAACCTCTCCCTTCAACTGTTCCAGCGCCGCGAGTAACGCACCGTCACTCACGTCGTCTTTGGTATCCGGCTTCTTGTCGGCTTCTGGTTCCGGCTGATCGCCTTCGGCGGCGGACGACTTCGCTTTGGCCGCAAGGTCTATCGGTGCGTCTTCGTCCTCGATGGTTTTCACATCGAGAGCGTCTTTGACGACATCGAGAAGACTCTTGCGCTCCTCGTCCTTCGCAGGTGACGACTCTGCGGGCGCAGCTGCGCTTACGTCGGGGGCTGGTTCGCTACCGGGTGACGATTCCGGTGCCGCGTTATCTGTCGATTCCTCGTCAGGTGTTTCCACGGTGCGTCTCGTACTGCGAACGCGCGGAATGTACCGCAAAGAGTCGACAGCGGTCTATAGACGACTGTCGACTAGGCTGCGTATTCCTGCGGCAGCGGCACCATTGGCGGGCGGCCTGGGCCGCCAAGTCCGGGCGGAGGCCCTAAACCTTGCGGCTGAGTCGGCGCGCCTTGCGCGTTGTTCGCGCCTTCGGGTCCTTGTGCGTTCGGGTCTTCTGCGCCGGGCGCGCCGGGCTGCGCCGGTGGCGCCTGATTGAGCATCTGGATAGAGGGAATGTTGGCGGTGAACGCTTCGGTCAAATCGATCGAATCGTCAATCGCTTCAATGAGTTTCTGGCCCAACCACTGCGGGTTGACGCCGGGAATCTGGATGAGAAACGGCACGAGCTGCTGAAGCGCCTGCTGACGTTGCACCTTGTTCGGCCGGCCGTTGCTGCCGGCGACGATCTCCAGATACATCTCGTTGGCGATCTGCTCGCGGTTCATCTGCGGCCACACGGCACCGGGGCCGGCGATCTGCTGGACGGTGGCGGGGTCAAGTTCGGCAAGCATGATCTGCGATGAGTCGCGAGCCAGGACGGACAGGTAGTCGTTCAACTGATCCGCCTCGGCCTCAAGGGCTGCGGTGCGCGCCTGTTCGGCAGTTGCCACCGCCGTGGCGGTGTCACCGGAGCTGCCGCCGAAGGCGGGCTCTGCCATGCCGACCGTTTTGTATACGTCGTCCATGATCGACTGCGACTCGTACAAGTTCGGGTCGACACCGATTTTCGGCAGCGCTTGAATCAGGTCCGTGACTTTGTTGCCCGGCATCATGCCGTCGATTTCAACGACTGCGCTGGCATCGAGGTTGCTCAACGCGTTCTTGTCGCCATCCGACAGCGCGCCCTTGGGTGTCACGTAGCCTGGGCGGTTCGCCTTGCGATGTTCGCGCAATGCTTCCTTCTGCCGGTTCAGCTCCATCTGCTGCGGCGTCATGTTGTTCACGTCGCTGGGCGGGAAGAGCTTCGTCGGATGCTCCAGCTCGTTGAAGCACAGCGCGTAAATCGGGAAGAAGCGCTCAACCTGGACTTCTGGGGCTCCCGGCTCTTTCAAAAAATCCTTGTAGCCATCGGCCATCTCGAACTTCAAGCCCGTGGGCTTGTGATACTGCATCCACACGCACACCAGATCGTCGTGGCGCCCGGAAAGATCGTTGCGCGGATTCTGCCGGTACTCCATGCCCGTGGTGGAGTAAGCGGTGTAACTCTGGCCGGTGGAGTTCGCCGATGTCTGGCCACTGATATCGATCTTGTAGAACTCCTTGACCTCATCGGTCGTCATGAAGATTTCTTCAGTGACCCAATCGGCACCGATCCACCCATCGAGCGCGATGCACTTTTTGTCGGGGATGACGCTGGTCGGTTTCGGGAAGTCGAACACCAGGCCTTCACGGATGATGACGGACTGTTGCGCCTGCAACGCCTGCATCGCCAGCCGCAACTCCTCGGCCTCAGCGTCGAGCAGCGTCTTGTCACCCTCGGGGCCAACCTCATCGACGAGCCGCTGAATGTGTGCAAGGCGTTGCTGGGAATCCGCGATCTTCGCCTTGTTGTCCGGCGACAGGTCGGTCTCGCGCTGAAACCCCAACTTCACGTAACCGACAGCGGTTTGCACGGCCGAGCGCACACAACGCTTCATCTGTGACTTGAACGAGGGGATTTGTTCATCGATGTAGTAGTGAAAGCAGCACTCCAGAGTCTTGCCGAGTTTTTTGTACATCTCCTCTTCGGCCTTGCCCTGCTGCACGTCCATCATGATTTGCATCGCCTGCATCGGGTCCGGTAACCCCTGCGCGGCCATCTGCAACTGGTTCATCGTGCCGTCCCAAAACTTGTATTTCAGTTTCGGCCGACACTTCGCGTGCGCGCGCGGGTTCTTCGCGTACAAACTGGCGACCTTCTGGCGCACGAATCGCTGCGTCACGTTGACTTTGTAGTTGCCCTTCGGCCACGAGCGCGACGCGCCGTTCCACGCGACCTCCATGTCTTCGAGCATCTGTTTGAACGAGGGGGCGAAGTGCTTTTTGTCGGCGCGTACAGACTCCTGTAGTTCGAGCACCAGGGCGGCGCGCGCGTCGGGGACTTCAATGTCGTAGCCCTTGATAATCATCACCACACCTCCGCGAGCTGCGGCGCGTCGCGTAACTTTCCTTGGTATTCCATTTCCTTCTTCCACCAGCCAAACGTGCCGTGTTTCAACGACTTCTCGTCGCGCAGCGGCGTGCCCGCGATCAGCTGGAGCACTTTCAACCCCATGATTGAAATTGCGGTCACGAAGTCATCGTTCGTGCCGTGCGGGAAGTGCAGTAGTTCGTGCTTGGCTTCCGGGAACCACGGAGCGGCCCGTGGAAACACCACGCGCCCGGCTTGCATCAGGCCCGCGATGGATTGCGCGATGGCCTCCTTGTTTTTGTGGACCGGGATCGAGTCGATCACGACAGGGATACCGCGCTCGATCTTGCGTTTGTGAATCCACGGGCCTATAGATTTCAAGATCGCCTCGTTCTCGGCGAACCAGAACGAGGGCTTCCACAACGCCACCATGTCGAGCATGGCTTCGACTGTTTGATCGGGGGGTCTGCGATCCCAGTAACAGTCTAGTAACCAAAGGTACTTGTTAGGACAAACCCCCGCGATGAGCATCACCGATGCGTCGTGCTTCTTGCGGTCGGTGCCGATGGCATGGTCACTTGCCGCGTAAATACGCATTTCCTCGGCTCGAGGACGGTTGCTAGACAGATACGTCTTCATCCACGCGGCGCGGAAGAACGCGCCTTCTTCGGGCGAGGGGCGCTGTTGATACAGCGCCATGAACGCCACCGGGTCGAGCCGCTTTTGTGCTTCGAGCCACGCAACGGGGAAACGCGACGGCCACAGCGCCTCACCTGGGCGGCGGTTCATCGGATCATTCAGCTCCGCGATTGCCGGCAGGTTGAGCACCTTCCACTTCGCGGCCTCTTCGCGGTTGTACGCTGGGTTGCGCGGATCAGTTAGGCGTCCAACTACATCGTCCTCGTTCCAGCGTGTCATCACGAGTACTACCGCGGAACCCACGCGCATCTGCCGGGTCAGGAATACCTGCACAAACCAGCGCCAAATTTTCTCGCGGATCGTCGGGGAGTCGGCTTCCTCGGCGTCTTTAATCAAATCATCCGCGATGAGCAGGTGACCGCCGCGCCCGGTTGAGCTCGACCCGCGTCCAACAAAGGAAAGCTGTCCGCCGGCGGCCGTCTTAATTCGATCGGAGCCCTGCGCGCCGGTCTTCAGTTTGCAGAGCGGAAAGATATTTTGATGGCGCGGATGGCGGAGCACGTCACGCACATCGCGGCCAATGTCGCCGGCGTAGTCATCGTTGTAGGTTGCGATGATGGTGGAGCGGTACGGATCGCGCCCCGTGAACCACGATGGAAAGAACTTACTGATCTGCTGCGTCTTGCCGTGGCGCGGCGGCATGGTGACGATCAACCTGGGCCAGAGCCCTTTGTCCACCTGTTCAAGCGCTGCGGCGAGCACCTGATGATGCTTGGCGACTTCGTACATCGACGCCGACAGGTCGTCGGGATCGTCGGGGGAGGGCATGAGCAACTTGCAGTACAGAAGGAAGTTGTCGCGCGCCTCCTTGAAAACCTTCAGACGCTCCAGGGCCTCAAGGCGCGTGCGTAACGCCTCGATGTCTTTCGCTTCCTCGTCGGTGTCAGTAACGCTTTCGCGTGACGATGGCGCCGAAGTTGCGTTTGCGAGCTGGCCGGGTGATCGGAGCAGATCCTGGGGCTCGTTCGCGGTTGTACTGTTTGGCGGCGCGTGTTTTCGCTTCCGTTTCGGCGACGCCTTGGGCGATGAGTTCATCGCGCATTTCCTCGTATTTCTTTGGCATGGCTCCTCTCCGTCGTCATGGCTAGTTAGGGCCGATCCCCTTCACCCGGCTGCCGCAACATCGCCGCGAGGCGTGCGATTGCGTCAGTACCTGCAAGGGCGTGGGTGAAGGGGCCGGCGTTTCTTGTTGTTTCAATGTGGCGCCTCTTCCTGCACTGGCGCGGTCGCATTGGCGGCTGAGGGGGCGATGATTACTTGTCCGGTGGCGATGGCTTGCAGCAAGCTCACCGCGATGTCGTACGCCTCGCGCTGCGTGCGGGTGTGTGGCACCTGATCCAGAAACTGCAACGCATACGTCGCCGCCTGCTGCGGGCTGATCTGTATGGGTTGATTGTCGTGACCGTTTTTCATGTTGCCTCGCTATGCTCGATAAAAAGTGACCGCGTACACGTTGCCGTCCGCAAACGCCATGATTCCGGGGTTGAAAACCCAGATGCGGCGCGTGCCGGAAACACTCGTGGATGTGCGCGCGGAGCGCGTTGCGGAGCGCGTCTCATTGGCGCTGCCGCCTTGGAAGAAACCGAACACGCTCATGCTGGACCAAGAGGCATCGGCATCGGCCGGCGCGCCGCCCGCGTTGTTGAGCGCGATGTTCAGATTGTCGTCATCGTTCCACCACAGGCCAGCCAGGGTGTTCGCGCCGACGACGTTCGTGCTCACAGAACCAATGCCGCTGCTTCCCGTGATGAGGCCGCTGGTCGCAAACCCCAAATTCGTCCGGCCGAGAGCGGCTTCCAAAAAGTTGCCGGCGGTCATGCTGAGCGGATCGGCATTGATGCTCATGAAAATCTGCGCCAGATCGACGCCGGCCGATTGAAATCCGGTGTTCGCTATCGCAGTGCTTGAACCACGCGGCTCGAAGCGCTGACTCAAATCCACGCCGCCGTTACTCAAGAAATTCACGTTCGCCGCCGCCGCGCTCGTGCGAGCCTTAAACAGCACGTCCAGATCGCCGCGTGCGGGGATGGTGTAGCCGGTTGTCATGCAGCCGCCGTGTTCTGTTCCTGCCACGCCGCCAGTAGCAGGATGGCGAGGCGGTCATAGGCGACGGTCTTGCCGTCCGAGAGCTGCGGGCAGACATCGTGAACTTCTTCGGCGATGAGGCCTAACTGTTCGTGATCGCTGCCGGTCAATAGCCGATACAAAATCGGGCGCAGGCGCGAGAGGATGTCTGACACTTTTGAGGGTGCGCCGGTCTCGCGTTTGATAGCCCGCGAGGATGTGGCGTTAAACGCCGGTGCATTCACACCGGCCGAGGTGAAGGTCGCCGCGACTGTCGCGCCGGCGCTGATGCCAACGACGTTGGTTGTCGAGCGATACATACCGCTATCAGGGTCATTCTCGAACGCATATCCGGGCGCGGCAGCCGTGCCGTCCGCTCCCTGCATCGGCAAGCGCAGTGTATGAACCGTGGTGGTCCAGCTCGCACGAAAGGTCCCACCGGTAGTTAGACGAAGGTCGTCGGCACCGCCCGAATAAAAACCGGTGTTGATGTCCGAGGAGAACGTATACGAGGGCGCGCCGACGGTTCCATCGGCTCCGCGAATATTTACCGTGAGGGTCAGCGTGCCGGCCGAGAGGGTCACAACGCCCGTACCGCCAGCGGCGAAA